TGCTGGAGAGATTCTAAGCTATTCGATCAATGTAGATGGTACCGCTTTATTCGTTGAAAAATTTGTTGTTCTAATTAATAATATTGGTCTGCAACCCAAAATGTATGAATTCATAGTACCGCCAAATTCAACAGTTAAGATCCAAGCGACAGAGAGCGCGAATAATGGGGCTATTTCGTGTATCTTAACGGGGTATCGGGTCTAATGGCTTTAGATCCAGAAGGACCTTTTACGGGATTTGGAAAACCTCCATCAGATGAGGAAATAGAAGAAACTAAAAAACTTATAGATCAGTTTAAAGTTTTATGGCCCCTTTTGTTTATTCCATTGGTTACCTGGTTTAAAAAAAAGAATAATAAAGGAGACATAACTGACTCTATAGAATGGGTGGCATTAACAAATTTCTTAACAGGCTATTCAGATTATATTATAGCGATTGGTTGGATCCTTTTGGCTAGGATAAATGGAACTGTGAATAAATTATCATATGTTTTTGTTGGTGCGGAAACGATACCAACAGTAGAATTAAATCTTCCAAAAGGGGTAATGTTGGGATCTTGGTTTGTAACTGGTGAATATGCAATAGACTTTGTGAAAAATTTATCTGGTGATGTTGGGGATCTAATAGAAACAGGACACACCCAAGAAACCACAGGTCCTTTAGATGTTTTGATTGCTTCAATCTTAACCGTTACGGGATTGGATAAAGTGCTAGGGATTAAAAAATGACAGACCAAATGTTTTTTTTGGTTTGGTTTCTCAGTTTTGGATTATATCTGGTGATTTACACCTGGTGGATCCCTATTCGTACTAGAAAAAATATTGAAGCCTGGTTGATGGATTCTGAATCTGACGAAACTTTGTTAGCTTCTCTGGAAGTGATCACTAAAAAAATCAGAGAACAGATGTTAGTTGATTTTGAAGAATTTATGCTTCCACAAGCGAGAGAGAGCCTTAAAAAATTCTGGGCTGGAGCAATGGGAAACGCTGCGCAAGAATTGAAAGGTTCTGAAGAAGGTTCTAATTTGTCTCTGTTGCATAATATCACACAAGATCTAAGTGGTCAACCCTGGTATGTTCAAGCCCTGGCATCTAAAATGTTGCCGATGATCACTGAAGCGGTCAAAACGCAACCAAAACGCACTAGTGACGCAGTACTAGGCATGGGATTGCAGAAATAAGGCACCTACAACGCACAGCAGCGCCCTAAACTCTCTTTTAATACCCATTGCTACCCCACCACATCCTCAACACCTCCCCGTCCTTCTAAACAAAAGTGACTGTAAAGCCTAGGTTTTCGACCCTTTCTCCTAGTACGCGTCTAAAAGGTTTTGTTTCTAGTCTGGGATCCAATTAGCGTAAACGACTTTGGTTAGGATTGCCTGGCAGTCGTAACATATTGTTACTTCATTATTGTACTTGTCGGTCTTAAGGTGATCCTTTGACTGCAGACAGATGTTACAGCGTCGCTTCATTAGAACAATGCCTCTAACCAGTATGCACCAGTATCGAACCTGGTGAGCTGCCATTCTGATTTCTCATAGTGCTGCTTTAATTCTTTAGAGAACTCATCCACCATGTCTTTATGTTTCTCTAATTGTTTCATTAGCTGTTTACCGCTCTGGCATTTGGTTTGCCAGTTGCACTCTATGGTTTGTCCTTTGAGTTCTGCTTCTTTCTTATCTCTGTCCACTACGTTATCGGGTAAAGGAGGGAGACTATCATAGGAGGGGTGAAAAGATAGAGAGATAGGAAAAGAAAGCTTCTCTCCATACTGTTCTGTTTCTACGATCTTGCCTGGTCCCGTAAAACGGAACCTGGCTTCCATGCCAGGTGGCACTTCCCGCATAACAGGAATGCTACCAAATCCAAACTTATTATCTAAGCTCATCATTGAACTTACCGTGTTTTGCTATTTAATAATTTCTAAATAGCACAAACAGTTATATAACGGATTAAACATTAATTGATAATGCCAGTGGGACTCTACACTAGGAAAGGTAAAAATGGTAGAACGATGTTCTTTAGGAATGGTAAGCTCATCAGCAAGGCATCCTATAGTGCCTCTCGCAAACGCAAAAGTTCAACCAGGAAAGGCCAGCGCCGTAAAACCGCACGTAGAGCCTATACACCAACCAGGAAGAGATCCTCTGGCAATCCAAGGAGAAAATATATGAAAGCAATTCCACATCCGTCAGTAACTGGTATGGCTAGCGGACTCGCAATAGCAGCATACCTAAACGCAGGTAAAACTGTATCAACAGGACAGAATGGTTTTCCAATCACTGTAACAACGGAAGGAGTGATTAAGGATATAACAGACGGTCAATTAGGAACCGCATTCAATACTCTCTCATCCAATGCGATCAATATGATCGGAAGTGATGCAGGGAGAAAAACATTAGTGACTGCCGGACTTGTTGCGATGGCTGGAGCATTCGCACGAAAGCAGTTTCCATCACTAAAACTAGGAGGAAGTAAACTATACTTCAGATTGTAAAATGGTAACAACAATAACCAGGACTTTCGATGCCACGCCCACCGACAAAGAATATTTTTCTTTAACGGATAACATGAATTCCAGTAATCTGGGAAATATACAAGTGCCCCAGGGATCCAGTAGGATATCCAGGGTGGATTGTGCTTTTGATGTATTCAATGCAAAAGGGGCACAGATCGCATGTCGTTTACTCGGATCTAATATGTCAGAACAGAATTTCACCATATGGGGTGCGGCTGGAGATACTGCGGATGCTGGAGCGTTCAACGGTTATCAGTCCATCCCTGTTGCATTCCCTTTAGCTGGAGTAAACAACATTGATCTCCAGGTAGCAGTACAGTTTTCCAGTGGTGGTTCAGCAACCGCTAGTGGTGGATCTGTAACGCTTTATTTCGAATGAGTTCAATTAAAATAGGGAGCTGTCGTTTTGGCACTAGGCTTACAGCTCGTGCCAGGACTTGAATGGCTAGAAAGCAAATAGCAACGTTTCTTGCTCCTAACCAGGGGCTTTCTGTTGTAGGTAGTCATGCCTATGCTTACAGTGGCATTCAAACCGTGACCGATACGGAACAGAATTTATTAGACTTTCATAGTGGTAAAGAATACATATCCTGTAAAATACAGTTTAACGGTATTCATGGATCACCAGATGATTTTGTCTATAAGGTTTATTTGAATGGATCAGTAGTAGCTAGTTACCTGGTAGGGGCTGCTTTAGATAGGGCTAAACCAGATATTCCATTATGGATTATAATTCCTCCTTTAACTCACGTTCAATGTTCAGCTCAGAATACAAGCTCATCCACTGGTGAATATCAAGCTGTAGCCTTAACTGGTAAAGTCTATGTATGAGCCTAGCCGCTTCTAAATCTGTTTCCAGGGCCAAGGACGGGAAGATCTACGGGTGGAGTGGAAGTTATGGTCTCACCTCTTCTGCTGTCACCCTACTGGATTATACGAACCCCTCCGCATTTTACTTAACCAGGGTAACTTTAGGAGTGGACTGGAGTTCTATTTCTGCTGGAGAGATTCTAAGCTATTCGATCAATGTAGATGGTACCGCTTTATTCGTTGAAAAATTTGTTGTTCTAATTAATAATATTGGTCTGCAACCCAAAATGTATGAATTCATAGTACCGCCAAATTCAACAGTTAAGATCCA